TCACTGACAAAAACCGGTAGATATCGGTGTAAAATCGTCAATTTAAATAATTTATGTGTTTAATAAACTCATTATAATCAATATTGATTAGATTCTCTGTTTTAAAATTAGGATCAAACATTTCTGCAGAACCTACTCTAAAATATTTTGTACCAGCAAATTCTTTTAATACTGCTTCGGTTTGTCTAAGCCAGTTACCGTAAAACGTTGCCGGCTCATGTGTTTTTTTATAGTTAGGTGTGCCTGAGTAGATGTTGTTAACTTTTTTATTTCCTTCTAAACCTTGATAATCAAACCCTAGTATGTATATCTCATCATAGCCGTGTGTACTGGCTAACCACAATGCTGTAGGGCCCGAACTCCACCCTTTACTAGGTTGAAAAACGTTTAATTTAGGAGTATTTTTAAATCTATTATTGAAATTAGTGTATACTTGTACTGTGTCTAGTACATTATTTTCTACTAATTCTAGAACCATTTTTACATCTACTGCTACTAAATGATCAGGCAAAAAGTCTCTATACAGTGCGTTACAACCGTAAACTGTACCGTATTCTTTTAATTTCTCACAATTGATTGTTAGGCGACTGCGTCCGTTGCCCAATACAAAAGCACGTTTCATTTAAAATTTAAACTGCTTCTGCTGGAGGTGCCGCATACATACGGGCTATAAAGTCCATTTCTGCCTGCGTTTCTTTGATATGTAGATCCGATGCTCGTCTTAGTTCATTGATTTGACCTAAGGATAATCGTGTTTTCCTTGTATCTTTACTGTCTAATATATCGGTATCGCGATAAGTCATGAAACGATCATCCTGCTCAGGTTCAGCAGTTTTGCGATTAAAATAAAATAGTTCTCGTAAAATCATATCAGTATTTATGCTTGTGGTGGTTCTGGAATCCCACCTTCTTCTGGCGCCGGCTCCATGTCTGCTGGCGCTTCTTCTGTACCTGCACCTGCACCAGCATCTTGATCTATACTAGTAGGACTGACACCTGCTGTACGAAGTTCTCCAGCAGAATCTGTTGTTGGAGTACCTTCACCATTTTCTTCTTTCCACATACGTTCGTTGTCCGCCAAATCCTCATCGGTCATGCCTAAGAAACGTTTTAGTGCAAAACGTTTGCTGACAAACGGTAGTGCAGCCATTTGTGTAAATGTACTAATACGTTGATTGTCTAGTTCTGCTTGACGGTATGCGGCAAAGTTTTGTGGGCTTTGGAACATTAAATCAAACAAACTAAAATCGATGTTTACGCCTTTGTTGTGCAAATACAGTTTAAATTCTGTATTAAATGTTTCCATCATAGCACCCTGCAAGCGTTCGCAGTACTTGTTAAATCTCAACTCTTGAATAAATGCAGTGCCTACGCGGCCATCATTGTACTGTGCTTGGCTGTCATCTGCACCAGTAGGTAGATATGAACTTGGAATACGCAAGGCACGCATTAACTTATTGGTAAAATAACGTAAATCGTCAATTTCACCTAAATTAGTACCGCCTGGCAATGTGTCAACTTTACTGCCACGACCTTCTGCGGTCTGTGGGAAGAAGTAATCTTCATTGATGCTTAACGGATTGTAACTGCTGTCGATGGCACTACCACCACCTGTACTGCTTGGAATACGTCTTTGATGTATTTCGTTCTTAACACGCTCAACAAAACTCATAGCCAAGTGACTTGGCATGTTACCAACATCAATATAGAAAATTCTACGCTCAGGAGCACGTTGAATACGATAGATAATGATAGCATCTTCAAGCAATTCTTTTTGCTTGTAGACTTTGAACACTGATTCTAATAATGAATTACCAAAAGGATAGTTGTTGTCTAGTCCTTCTGATAAAGAAATATGTACAACATGTTTAGCGTCAATGGCGTATTCGTTTTGACTTGTACTAAAACGCGAGCCAGACTGTTGTGGGTACGCACCAGTCATACCTCTTGCTCCGCTGCCACCTTGTACATAGGCTGCGCCGCCAGGTTGTTGATTTTGATTGTTAGGACTAATCTGTGTTACAACAAGATCTTGAAAGTTTACATTGATGTCGCGTACAACATATTGTTCAGGTTTTTTACCTTCGCTTTCATTGACAATAATTTTAACAACTTTACTAGGGTCAACATAAAACCACTTTTGAGTTTCTGGATCACGGATGAAAAATCCGTCGCCGTATTTGAATAAATTACGGGCAATACGAAACATTCTATTGTTTAGTTGCTGTAACTTAGTCCACTGTTGTAGGTACTCTTTGAGAATCTTGATTTCTGAATTTGTTGGACGACCTTTAAACTTTAATGTAAAAGGTGTTCCGTTTTCTTTGTTCTTCTGTGTGGTAAATTCTGCAAGAATGTCCAAGGCAGCATTAACTTCACTGTCCCAGTCCATGGTGTCGTACTGCATATAACGCTCAACACGATTTGGACTGCCTGTGTAAACATCAGGAAGGTAAGAACTGTAGTTTGTTTTTGCAGGACCTGCACGGCCACCAGCACCCGAGATTGGGCTTACATTACTTGATTGTACGTTAACTGGGGAAAAGTATTTTTTCCAACTCATTCAAGATCCTCGTTTGTGTTCGCAAATTATGTTATTGATTTGCCTCGGAGTTTTCTAGTATTAGAATCTGTCTCTTTGGTATTTGTTAATATTCCATTGGCAGCAGTATTTAACCTATCTAACTTTTCGCCTATGCCTTCTAGAGCCGCTCTTTCGGTCGTACGGTCCAGTTCTTCAAATTTTTTCTTAAAAATACTAAATCCATCGTTAAATATTTTAAATTCACCACTTAATGAATTGATGCCTTTGGTTATTTTATTCAATCCTACATCATTTAAATTTTTAAAAGAAGTAGTTAATGCATTAACTTCTCCTCTTAGTAACCTCATTTTTCCAGTACTAATTTCAATGTTTTTATTAGCAGTTTCTGGTATTATTAATTTGTTATAGTCTAATTTGTCTAGTGCAAGAGTTAATTCTTTAATCTGCACTATAGATGCGGCTCGCATCTTCATAGCCTCTTTGGAAGTTGCATCTTCTGGTAGTGGTGGAAGTTCAAAATGTGTAGCAGATGCTGAAGCCGGTGTTGTAGAATGTACAGGAGGTTTTTTGGCATATGCATCTGGGTCTTTGTTGTATTCAGCAAGATCTGGTTTATCCCAAGGTCTACCAGTGGCTGGATTTATTTCCATGCCTTTATACGGGCCTTCTTGCGGGAACGGATAATCCTGGCCTGCATTTCCTGGTATTGCCATTAGTATTGCACCTAATGACAAACTAGCGCCTGCTGCCGGCCTTGCAGGCATCGACGGCAATCTAAATCTTCCACCTTTTCCTGGTTTAGGCTTGTCACCTGGTCTATCTGGAGTATCTGGTAATTCAAGAGTGCTAGGATCCCTGCTCATATTCTTCATAATAG